TTGCGAGTCGGTTCCGGATACCCCCCGCTTATCAACTTCCCGTCCCGATACTGGTCACACTGCCAGATCCCCACGAGGCCCAAGTTACTCTCAACCTGGTGCTTGGCCCTATACGCTAAATCCGGGGTTTCCCTCAGTTCGTCAAGCATATCTCCATTTGGTATTACTATTCTGTCCATGATTATTCTCCTTCCTGCCCGCAATGCTTCGCAACGCGAGGCAGGCGGGTGTTTGGCCGGGGCATAAAAAAAGGCCGATATGGAGCACACAAACCCCATACGGCCTCTAAATTTGGCTACCGGAGAAGATCAACTCCCCGAAAGCACCCCGGAATTAGTTATTTGTTATCTGTTAATTGAACCGTAAAGTTTAAAAGATTTTCTCTCACAGAGCCCACAGAGATCACAGAGTTTCTAATTTATAAATCTTTTCTCTGTGTCCCCTGCCCGCAATGCTTCGCAACGCGAGGCAGGCGGGTCTGTGTCCTCTGTGAGAGACATTTTTTAAATCACCACTCCATTGCGCACAACCTCACACGTCGCATCATCACTTATATCGAGGCCGCTGTTTACTCCGCCCCTCGGGAATGAGGACAAAACCTGAAACTGCCCGTTTTTCATCCTGTGCAACATGGCCCCGGTAGCCCCGGGGGCAAACTTTACCTTTCGCTGACTGAGCGAAAACAGCCTTCCTGCCGGGTTCCCCGCCACAAACCCTTCTTTTGACACCCACACGGGTACACTGTGATGCTTTTTTTCAGGCGGGGATATGGTATCTCCCAATTCGATAATATTATTGCAATATGCCGGTTTCAGGGACACGGCCCCGGCGCCCACGTCCATCTCCTGCATCTCCTGGGGCTTAGTCCCCTTCATGAATTTGGTCCGGTCCTCGCAGCCGACAAAGAGACCCGACCAGACCTTTGCTATAAGGACGCCATTGGTGGCAAACCTGAAACGGTTGCCGCCCAACTTCCACCAGCCAAAATGAAAGGATTCCGAGTAATAGAGAAAATTGTCTCTCATCCCCCACATCCGGCCAAACGCGTGTGTGATACACTCCATAAAGGGCGGGGGTGAACAGAGAAAGGATGGCAGGGGTTCCACGGATACCGGATTGACGATCGCATCGGTCTCGCCTACCTTAAAAAATTTATCCCCATTAGGATCCGTACACCAGACTATGGCGCCCGAGGGGCGGTTGCTGATGGAGATCCCGCCCTCGGCCGCAAGGGTAATCCCGGATACAGGCCCGTTACCGCTTATATCGTCCCCGGAAGTGGCGGGGTTTTGGGTAAGTGTGACCTTATACCTGCCCGCAGGCAACCCCCCGGTGGTTGAAGACAGGACCGGCCCCTCGGGCAGGGTAATGCCCCAGACCGATATAGTGTCGGTCTCGGGGTCGAATATGCCGTTATAATATTTACTGGACAGGTAAACCTTGTCGCCGACCTCGGCGTAGAACATCTCGGTCTTGAGACCACCGATATCCTCGATGGTGGTAGCAGTCTCACCGCTGATCCGTTTGAGGGTAGTCCCGTCCATAACGAGATGACAGGTGGCCCCTGCCCATTCCGAATGGCCGTCAGTGAGCGAAATAACCTTGGTCTGCCCATCCCGCTTGACGAGACGGCCCTTTTGCGTCACATCCGCATTCAGAATGATCCGGGGCTCCACAACACCGCCCTTGGCCACAAACAATCCCTCCGAGGCCTTGACGTTGTTCATACCCGTAAACGAATTCATTTTGACGTTTCTCGGCATAATTTATCTCTCACAGAGATGCAAAGTTTAAAAGATTTTCTCTCACAGAGCCCACAGAGATCACAGAGTCTTTTATTTATAAATCTTCACTGTTGATAACTCCCCTTTGAGCAATTTCAGCTTTATCCCATAAGGTGAGATATCTTTAACCCGAAACAAACTCCCTTTGATTTTCAGTTCTTCTCCTACATAAAAGACACCTTTTGATTTTGGGTACTTCTTCCTCAGATTGTCATACTCCTCTGATGGTTTATACTCAAATTCTTCAAATCTTCCTTCTCCTGTATCCATTAATCCTCCCCCTTAATCATTACTTTTTTGATTCTCATGGTGTCCTCTTTGTGTCAAAATCTTTTCTCTGTGTTCTCTGTGCCTCTGTGAGAGATTTTTTCTTTTTTTTATCCTCTCGTGGAATATCTCCCGCCCTGCAGCCTCTTCAGCGCGGTCTCCCGGTTCACCCGGACAATCTCTTCCAAATAGAGATTATGCAGGTTTTCAAACCGCTCCAGACCTTCCTCGTAATCCGCGTTAAAGAGCCAGCCCGCCTCGTAACAGATGGCCCGGCAGCTCATGGGCGGAAAACGCCAGGTGTCATAATCCGAATAGACAGGGGAGGGCATACAGAGATAGGGCACATAAAGGGTCTGGTCGGCCGTGGCCGACGGTGCATCGAGATAGACCTGGTAGTTGGCCGCCGGTGTGATCACATAGGCGTCACTCGAGGTCCAGGCGTTATTGGTCCCGCCGAAAAGGGCACAGACAAGATGGGTGTCATCGGTTATGGAAAGAACCACCCCGTCCGATCCGTCCGTGGTGTTGTGGATGATATCCCGGACCTCGGCCGTGGTCTCGAAAGCCGCCTCCGTATCGGTCAGGATACATCGGCCCGCCGTGGCCGCGCCCGCAGAAGTGGCCGTCCCGGTCACCGAACTTTCCCCGTCAGGCTTGTCTCTAACGGCAAAACGGGCGGGAATATCCTTACTGTCCGTGTAATTTGCACGATAGAGGTGTTCAAAGGACGTGAGATACGGCCAGGAGTAGTAAGTCCCGTCATAATACTTGGCCACAAACCGCCGGTTCCGGTCCTTGAGATAAGGCTCGATATAATTCGCCGGGAGATTATAGACCTGCCGGTCCTCAACCGTGGTGATAGTGGCGATAGCCGTCAGGATCCTGGTCTGACGCACAAAATCCAGGGCCGCGGCATCGAGACAATCATAAAAAAACTTCTTGTCCTCGTCCGCGATCCCGCCCATAGCCTTCACGGCGTAATTATAAAGGGTCTTTCCGTCCATATCAGCCTCCGGATACTGGATACTGGTTACTGGATACTGGTTACTGGATGCTGGTTACTGGATACTGGATACTGGATGCTGGATGCTGGTTACTGGATACTGGATACTGGTTACTGGATACTGGATGCTGGATACTGGTTACTGGATACTGGATGCTGGATGCTGGATACTGGATATTAGTTATTCGTTATTGGTTATTTGTAAAAACTCTGTGTCCTCTGTGTCCTCTGTGAGAGACAATCTTTTAACCTTCGCCGTTCCTGCTGCGCCTTCGCCGTTCCTGCTGCGCCTTCGCCGGTGTCCCTGCTGCGAGAGACAGTCTTTTAAACTTTACCAACAGAATCCTTGAGCGCATCATCAATAGAGGTTTTCTTGGCCGGCCCCTCAATCTTGCACTTTTTGATCCGGATCCTCATGTGCTTACCCGGATCCCATTCGTCCGCATTCTCCGAGATCTCCCTGACGGTACCGGTCACGACCATGGTGATCTTATCGTTCACCCCGATACTGTTAAACCCGGAAATTTTCACCTCTGAACCACTCGGCAAATCCAGGTTACACTTTGCGTATTCCTTAGTCTTTGTCATCGCTACCTCCTCCGTATTCATCGGGCTATCCTCTTTCCTTTATTCGATTGCTGCCCTGCCTTGCAGCCTTCAGCCTCTCTTTTGCCGCTTTCGCTTCCGCTATCTTCCATCGCCGCGTCTTCTTCCTCCCAGCTCTCCGTCCCATGCGCTCCCTTCAATATTCAATTCAACCCTTCAATGGTGATAGTCTCGTAAAAAGTCTCTAAAGCCGTTGATTCCCCTGGATTCCCGCGTTCGCGGGAATGACGAAAACGGGAGTCCATAAGTGGTTGATTCCCCTGGATTCCCGCGTTCGCGGGAATGACGGAAACGGGTCAATAGTCAATATCAGGGTCCGGCTTCCCCTCATACTCCGGAGACCCGGCCCTGACCCCGCAGTGCGGGCACCGGTCCACATCTTCATACATCTGCGAATCCTCCATCCAGACGCCCCCGCACCTGTTACACACCCGTAAGGGTAAATCCGCTACTCCACTCATAATTATCTCTCACAGAGCCCACAAAGTTTAAAAGATTTTCTCTCACAGAGGACACAGACCCGCCTGCCTCGCGTTGCGAAGCATTGCGGGCAGGGGACACAGAGAAAAGATTTATAAATAAAAAACTCTGTGATCTCTGCGGGCTCTGTGAGAGGGTTTTTCTTTTTTCATTAAAAATTCAAAACTAAAACGTCCCTTCCTCCGGCGCCGCTTTTTCTGAGTTCTGATCTCCGGTCTCTGGCTTCTGATCTGTATCTTCCGGCTCCTCCGCCTCTTCCTTCTCATAATGATACGCGCCCAACTCGATCATTCCCGCATTTCCCCACCACTCGGGTCGGACCTCAAACC